TTATGATAAGTCAATGTAAGAATGAAAAAGATCTGCGGTTCTTTCCTTAACTGTTCTGGTTACGTGGGTGTAGATATCCATTGTAGTTTTAATATCACGATGCCCCAGGCGTGCTTGTACTTCTTTAACTGTCGCACCAGCTTCAAATAATATAGAAGCATGAGTGTGTCTGAGCCCATGGATTGTGATGGGGTGCAAATTATGGGTTTTAATAAAGCTGTCAAACTTATCGTTAGGATATGCAAGCCGTAAAGGGCGTTTATCTTCCCGTGTAAGCACGTTTTTGATGGAGGGGTATCTTTTACCCTCTGGGGTAGTTTCTCGTTGCTGTATGCGCCATTTTTTTAATATTTGGATGGTCTTCGTGTCAATATGTATAGTCCTGGCTTGATAGGTCTTAACTTTTTGAATTATTTCCTTGCCATCTTTAAAAAACAATGTTTTAGAAATAAATATAGTGCATTCGTCAAAATCTATGTCCTCCCACTCTAATGATAAAAGCTCTCCTTTTCTCATCCCTGTATAGATTAACAAATGAAACATTACATAATCCTGATGATCTAAGGTTATTCTTGCTAAGTTAAAAAAGTTTTTGATCTCTTGCTTGGTCCAAAAATTCCTTTTAGGTTCTTCCACCAAAAAATCGGCCTCATTCTTCGGAATTATTACATGTTCCATAGGATTTTTGGCTATGTAATCCATACGTACGGCATATTTAAAAACTTGGTTCGCTTGTATTTTCACATCATTAACAGAATCAATTTGTTCCGCAATTTCATCAATCATTTTTTGACAATATTCTTTTGAAATGTCTTGAATTTTTAAATGGGCGAATCTAGGAAGTATGTGTTTGTTAAATTTTGATTCTAGAGAGTACTGAGTACTTGGTTTTAATGTCTTGGAGTGAGAAGCCCACCAATTATCAAAGACCTGTTTGAATGTGGCTGAATTATTTGGAATAAACGTGCTGTTACTAATTTCCTGCTCTACTTTGGCTGCTGCAAGTTGAGCAGCTTTTTTTGTTGGGAATCCGCGTTTCGATTTCTCTTTGAATTTTTTGGAAATGGGGTCTTTTATTCTTATGCGATATTCCCATGATCCGTTAGTGTGCTTTCTAAAACTGGCCATCTTTTCTCACCTCATTATCGGAATATATGTTCGGTCTTTGGGTTAAAAATTTTTAGCGATGTTAGATATAACTAACTGTTTAGGGATTCCATACTGCTTAATAGCTTCTTCCACAGTTACGCACGCATCGGTGGAGGAGAACAATAAATTTACCGCGAAAAAATTCGCTTCCAACTCGATTCGATCTGTTGAAAATAGAGTCTGCCTTTTTAAAAAAGGAGTGTTTGCGTCTGCATGAAAGATTGCATGACCTAATTCATGGGCGCAAATAAACTCCTTACTATGTTCATTCGCATTCTGATTAATGTGGATGACTTTAACTCTGAAATGCCTACTGTAGTACCCCAAAGCTTTTCCTAAATCTTCATAAACTACCTCGATACCTAAACCTTTTGCAATTTTAAACGGATTGTTTGTTTGAAATTTCTCTGTTAATAATTTGATCTTTTTAGTAATTGACTCCACAAAAAGGCACCTACTTACGATATTTTTTAGGAGTGAACTTTTGTTTTGAAATTCTTTTGGCAAGGCGTAGGGAGTTTTCCAAGCTTGCAATTAACAGCTCTCTATCTTCGTCGTCCATATCGTCAAGAGTTTGGCCGTCAAATGCAGCATACCCGTTCTTGCCTTCTAACCCTTCTATAATTTTTTGTAGCTCTTTCTGAATATCTCTTTCATCTTTAGCAGTAAGTTCAGGCTCAAAGTTTTCTTTTTCTGTTCTGCCGAGAAGGTAGTCAACAGAAACGTTGAAGTAATCGGCAACTTTTTTGAGTTTGTCACTTGAAGGATTATTTTGTTTCCATGAATAAATAGAATTTTTTCCGAAGCCTACATTTTCTTCTAGCCTTGAAAGGCTTATACCTCGATCTTTACAAAGTTTTTTAACTCTTTCAAACGTAGTCATATCAACCATCCTTAATGGCTCATGAAAAACTGGTTAAAGAAATCTCTAAAAAAATAATTGACTTTTAAAGAAATCTTTAATACACTATGTTCATAAGCTACTTATTCAGCTTTTTCAGACACCACAAATCAAAGCCTATGTCTACGTCCCCCAACGTTTTAGGCAGTTTTTGTAGGGTTTGTTTAGCTATGCCTATACTCTACAATATTCTTTAATAACTGTCAATATTAAGCTGAATATTTAGCTAAAAATATAAAAAGGAGGTATTTTCTATGGAACTGGATTTTGGAAAGCAGGTTAAGACTTGGTTAATTCTTAACGACATGCAGCAAAAGGATTTAGCAAAGATGCTAAACATTTCGAATGCGTATCTCTCTGACATTTTGCTTGGTAAAAGAAAGGGCAAAAAAATCAGAGAGAAAATTGTCAAAATCCTTGATATGAAGGAGGTTTCATAATAGCAATGCTAACGGTTCAGATTGATGAAAATGAAGTTAAACGCATTTGTCTAGAAAAAATTGAGGAGCAATTAAAGGCCATCGAAAATGAAAAGGTTTTTTGGAATACAAAAACGCTTCAAGAAAAGACAGATATGAGTTGGACTGAGATTTTAGATAAATTCTTTTACGATCCTCGTTGTCCCAAATATAAAGTTGGCTCTCGCTGGAGATTTCCTGCTGAGGAAATGAAAAAGTTCTTGTTAACCTGGTTGGCTGAACAGCCAAGGCATTAAGCCCTACTAAATGAGGAAGGTGAGAAAAATGAAGATCAAAACAAAAGAATGGCTTGCATTAAGTGAGGCGGAGCGTTTTATGAAGATTTATCAAGCTTTTGTGAAGAAGCATATCTAGAAATAAAAGGAGAGAGAAAAATGACCAAACAAAATAAATCAACCCCTGCGGCAACAGAGGTTGAAGAGGTTGGAGGTGATCAAATGGATAGCAGAAGATTTCATTTAATTGGAATTATAGTCAGTAGTATTTGTGTCATTCTGTCTCTTACTGCATTAATTCTGTCGCTTCAATAATCAAAGAAGATAAGAAAGGGAGTCGCTAAAATGGACACCCATGGGAGGAGAAAAGAAAGTGAAGCCTTATAGATCGGAAATGCAAAAAGTAAAAATCAAATCAGTTGAATATGAAGAAGCTTTGGAGAATACAGCAAAAGACCTCATTAGACAACTCAAAACATTTTGTCAGACATATGGAGACTTACTACATTGTTTAGATCAATTTAGATATAAGCCAAAAACTGAACAAGTTATTGCCGAATATGCTAAAAGACTTGTTAAACAAGAGATAAACAGCATCTTACTGAAAAAAATATAGCGCCCTAGGGACGCTATTAGATTACTAAACCATATCCATGAAATTTGAAGCGATTATGTTTCCATCAATTAATTCTAATGTTTGGCATAACTCAGGACGGAATCCAAATTCACTTTTCAAATTACTTATTGTTTGGCCGACTTCCCTGGCAGATTGGATATCAAATGTTCCACTATGGAAAACTGTTTGAATCGTTGAAAAAAGAGCAAGGGTGTATTTATATGTACGGCCAAGTTCAACAATTTGATTATAAGCAATATCTTCATAATCGCATGAATAATAAATGTGAACTGGCTCGATTCCATTTAGACCATGATTCCTAACGATATGTGAGAAATCATCAAGAGTTTTTGCAACAACTACCATTCTTTTCACCTCCTATTATCTTGATAGGAACATTATACCAAAAAAGGAGGATCGATAATGTTTCACCCATATGATTTCTATATTACACCAGAAGAGTTTGCACAAGCTGAGGCAAACGGGATATGTAAGGACACACTCATCTGGCGAATACGTAGGAAAGGTTGGAGCAAACAGCGAGCATTAACCGAACCGGTTCAGTTCCAAGACCGGGATAAATTCAGAGTGGAATGGAGTAAATGGGGAAAGTTTGCTGAAGAAAATGGCGTCTCGAGATCTGTCTTCTATGGAAGAGTGAAGATGGGATGGGATAGCGAAAAGGCGGCTACAACACCAAAAATAGATCAAAACGAACATATGAAAAGAATGTGTGAACTCTCCCCAAGAACCAAGCGCCGTAAATTCTCAGAAGATCTTGTCAGGTTAGCTGAATCGAACGGTGTCAGTTATACAAATCTACAAAACCGGGTGACTAATAAAGGTTGGGATCCATATACCGCGGCTACCACACCTTTGATGTCTCGACATGAGATTCAGCGAAAAGGGAATCAAACTTTTAGAAGAAAATACGGGTCAAATCCTAACGGTATTTTCTTTCTAAAAAGAAAGGAGCTCAAACATGAACTTAAATCATTTTCTTAAATCAGATAAGGAAAAAGCTAAACGTAAATTGGCATCCGCACAGTTTCTGCTGAACGAATTGCTTCCAGATGAAATAGAGGACAACAATTTCGATGAATGTATTGATCTCTGTTTGTCAGCTGCTGAAATGTTCAAGGAAATCAAACAGATGCATCATCCTGAACAAGTCGTTCAGCTACATGAAATTGCAAGTCAGTTTCTAAGCAAAGGTCTTAATGTCTCAATCGTAAAGAGGCCTGTATATGAATCTTGAGCATCCAATCATAACAGAAATTAACCGTTATGGTTACCCAAAAGAGTATCTGCAGTATGAACGGGGTCGGGAAGAGGATACCGATGAAGAAGACCAATAAAAAAGCCCACACGGCTATGTGGACTAAAAACAAACAAGCAACTCCATTTTAAATGGAATTCTCAACAAAATCAAATAGAGGAAGGTGTCTGATATGAATCCATTGCAGGATTTTGAATTAAATGAAATTAACAACGGCGAACTGCCGGGGGACCGTCCACAGTTTGAAATCACTGATATGAACAGCCTGAACTGGGCTTTCCGGAAAATAGCTGCTCTTAAGTCGCAGGAAAAGGAAATCAAAGCGCTGGCGGCCACAGAAAAGCAACGTATTGAAGAATGGGAAAGGCAGGAGCTTAAGCCTTTAGCTGACAGTCTTTCATTCTTTGAAAACTTGGTGAGTGTCTATCATACAAAGCAACTGCAGGAAGACCCGAAGGCAAAAACACTTTCCACACCTTATGGGAAATCAAAAAGCCGGACAACAAAAGCAGCGCCTAAAGAAGTGGACAAGGAAAAACTTCTGCATCATGTGAAAGATGCTGGCATGACTGAATTTATAAAAGAGTCTGTGGCATGGGGTGATCTTAAGAAGACATTGACTGTCACTGAGATTGAAGGTAAACCGATCGTAATTGATTCAAATGGACAAGCTGTCCCCGGCGTAGAAGTGCAGCCAGAAACAGTCAGCTTCAAAGTGGAGGTGTAAGGGATGTTTCAAGTAACAGACGCGCAGCGTCAAAAGGAAAAAGCAATTGTGGGATTTATCGGTCCAAGTGGTTCCGGTAAAACAGCCGGCGCCCTGCTGGTAGCTTACGGAATGATGCGTGAAGCATACCCAGAAGTAAGCGACGAGGTAATCTGGTCAAAGATCGGTGTCGTTGATACTGAGCACCGACGCGCAAAACTGTACGCTAATTTACAGTTTGATGAAATTCGCATCGGTAGCTTTAAGCATATTGATTTTACACCGCCGTATACAACTGAGCGTTATCAAATGGCTGTAGAAGCGATTAAGAACGCCGGTGCTGAGGTTGTCGTAATTGATTCACTCTCACACAACTGGCAGGGTGAAGGCGGAATAGTTGAAACACATGGCAGCATGTCCGGTAACTCTTTTCAAAACTGGGGCAAGCTTGCGCCGGAAACAACCAAGCTCATTAAGACGTTAACGCAAAATGATGTTCACATCTTAGCGACATTGAGAACAAAAACGGAGTATGTAGTGGAGCCTGATAATAACGGCAAAATGGCTCCTCGTAAGGTTGGGACAAAACCTGTACAGAAAGATGAAATGGAATACGAGTTTATGCTCAACTTTAATATTGACATTGATCATATGGCTGAGACCTCAAAAGACAATACGCGAATGTTTGAAGGATCTTCAATCAAGCTAAACCCGGAAGTCGGCCGCAAACTTTATCAGTGGCTTGAGCTCGGTATTGACGTGAAAGCAGAGGAAGAAGCCGAACGTATCCGTTTGATTGATGAAATTAAAACAATCGTCGCTGGTAACGAAACAGCTGCGCAGATGATTGAAGAATTTCAGATCAAAGCAAATAAAAAACTTGAACAATGGACTATTAAGCTGGCATCTGCCGCACTTGATAGATTACAAGATTTAAAGACTAAGGAGGAAAAATAATGTTTACAGTAGACCACAGCAAAGGTGAAGCTTTTGAACCGATTAAACCAGGAGAATATGAGGCCACAGTTATCAATTTCGAGGAGAAAACAGCAGCTTCATCCGGAAATAAGCGCCTTGTCGTAGACTATGAAATCCGTTCTGACGTTGAGCAACCATGTCAGGGCCAGAAAATCCTATACGACAATTTCACCGTTACGGAAAATGCAATGTGGAGATTTCACCAAGCATCAAAGGCCGCGGGTTTTCCAAACGGAATGCAATTTAAGGATCATATCGAATGGGCTAACGCGTTCCTGAATAAACCGGTTCGTCTGGTTGTCGGAGAACGAGAGCACAACGGCAAAAAATATCCGGAAGTCAAAGCGTTTAAGCCGTCTGAGGCGCCAGCGCCGGAAGCCGAACCGATTAATATCAGTGACGATGATGTACCGTTTTGATCATAAAAAACACATTTGAGGGAGTGTATAGCTCCCTCGTTTTTAAAGGGGAGTTATCACATGTACGAATTTAAGAACATACCGCAAGAGCTAAAAAACGCCCCTCAGTGGATTTTATGGCGTTCCGAAGAACGTGACGGTAAGCAAACAAAAGTGCCATACCAGATTGACGGCAGCATGGCTCAATCCAGTAATAAAAGAACCTGGTCGACGTTCCCGACCGTTTTGAAATTTTATAACGATCGAGATTATGACGGGATCGGCTTCATGTTTTCAAAAGATGATCCGTTCATCGGCATAGACATAGATCATTGTGTGGAGGATGGTGTCTTGTCCCCGTTCGCTGAGGAAATTGTTCAGGCGATTGGCAGCTACACCGAATATTCGCCCAGCGGCAAGGGCGTCCATATTATCACAAAAGGTAAGATCCCATTGCGCGGGCCGGGTACAGGTAGGAAAAATCCTGAACTTGGGCTGGAAGTATACCGCCACGGCCGATACTTTACCTTTACCGGTAACAGCCTAGGGATCGGGCCCGTCGAAGAACGAACAGACGAGCTCAAAGAGCTGTTCGATAAATATTTGAAGGACAAAAGAGAAGAATCGAAACCGTCCAACCCGCCTGTTGCTTCATCCCGTGATATGAGCAATCTCTCTAATAAGGAGATATGGGAAAGGATGTTCAACAGCAAAAACGGGAAGAGCATTCAGGATCTGTTTAACGGTCATCTGATAAATGATGATCACTCCGCCACAGATATGGCTTTATGTAATCACCTGGCATTCTGGACGGATAAGGATCCCACAAAAATGGATTCGATGTTTCGGGAGTCAGGGTTGTTTCGGGAGAAATGGGATCGACAGCATTCATCTGACGGCTCTACATATGGAGAAATGACCATTGCTGCAGCCGTTTATTCTACCCATACGACAATTTCTGATTTGATGGAAGAGCAGCAGGAACAGCCGTATGAAGTGTATATTTCCCATCCCGATAATTCTCAAGTTGAGGATACGGAAGAGATCATTGACACCCCGCCGGTTTTTCATTTGACGGAGCTCGGCAATGCTGAACGGATTGTCTACTACCACGGAAAAAATATTCGATATTGTAACGAGCTTGACTGGCTGATCTGGAACGGGAAGAGATGGGAAGAAGACAGCAAACGAAAAATTGAAGCTATCACCGCCAAAACATTACGGGCGTTGTATGGTGAGGCAAAAGCCACAGAAGACAAATTCCGAAAAAAGCAGCTGAACGATTGGGCGAAGAAGTGCGAGCGTCGCAACATCAGGATGAACACAATTTTAGATGTGCGGCCAATGGTTTCAGTGAGGAAGCAGGAACTGGATTCCCACAATTATCTTTTTAATTGCGATAACGGTATTATCGATCTGAAAACAGGAGAACTTCTGCCACATGATCGGGATCTGCTTTTTACGAAAATATCCCCTATCTCGTATCAACCGGACGCCGACTGCCCGAACTGGAAAGCTTTTTTGGAAAGCATTTTTATAGATGACCAGGGCGCGCCAAATTATGAAATTATTGATTTCATGCAAAAGGCAATTGGCTATTCGCTGACTGGGGACACCACGGAACAAGTCATGTTTTTTCTATTTGGGAATGGTCGTAATGGTAAATCAACCTTTATCAATACGGTTCAGCACTTGTTTGGGGACTATGGCCGGCAGACTAACAGCGACACATTTATAAAAAAGAAAAATGACAGCAGCATCAACAATGATATTGCCCGGCTGGACGGCGCCCGGTTTGTGTCGGCTGTTGAGAGTGAAGAAGGGCAGCAGCTGTCTGAATCGTTGGTGAAGCAGATCACCGGCGGCGAAAAGATGTCGGCGCGTTTCCTGCGCCAGGAATATTTTGAGTTTACGCCGGAATTTAAAGTCTTCTTTACCACAAACCATAAACCGATCGTTAAAGGCAGCGATGAAGGTATCTGGCGCCGGATCCGGCTAATTCCGTTCACTGTCACGATCCCAAAAGAAAAAGTAGACAAGAAGCTGCCGCAGAAACTGGCTGCGGAAATGCCTGGGATCCTCCGTTGGGCCGTTGAAGGCTGTTTGAAGTGGCAGAAGGAAGGCCTTGGAGAACCGGAAGCGATCAGGAAGGCGACAGAAGGCTACCGGGAGGACATGGACATTCTCGCCCCTTTTCTTGCTGAAAAGTGTGTCACTCATCCAGCTGCAAAAATCGAAGCAAAGGAACTCTATAAGGAATACAAAGATTGGTGTTATGAAAATGATGATGTTGAATTAAAAAATCGAGCCTTTTATCGCCAATTAGAAATTCGAGGCTTTAAAAAAGCAAAAGGGGCAAAAAACAAGACATTTATCCATGGAATAACATTAAATCAGTACGCCGGAGGAAGTTTTTTGCAGAATAATGATGGGCGGGTTACTGAAAGGGTTACTGAAATCACTACAAAAAGTAACCCAGATAATGTTACTTCAATCAATAGAAAGAAGCTTTAACCATTGATATATAAGGATTTATTGATGTTTTACATTTTTTAGGGGTTACTGAGGTTACTGAATTTTCTATGTTCCATCTACTGAAAAAATAAATAAAAAATAAATATATATATATATTAATTATTATTTATAGAGCTTAATAGTGAAATAGAAAAATTCAGTAACCCTTTAATCAAAAAAATGTCTCAATCCATTGATATGACTGGATTTCGAGTGGGTTACTGAAATTTTAATTTGATAACCCTTTTAGTAACCCCTTTTTAAAAGAGGTGAAAAAATGAATCGCGCAGATACTATTGAGGATTTCATTAAAAACCAATGTATTCGTTCTTGTGGTGGGAAGGTTGAAGCCAAATTGCTCTATGTTGCATGTAGAGAATATTTTGGTTTACGTGAAAACTCATTTATCGGTACTCGGACGTTTTATGAAATATTAAGACAATTAAAATATGATCTTAGAAAATCAACTGGAAATAAGCTCTTTGTTTTCGGTATAGCATTAAAAAGTGGTGATTCCAATGCATCCAAAACAAATTTGTGATGATCTTGCCTTTTTGGGATCACCTTTAGTCCTGGACGGGGATGACCTTTATATTGAGAATCCGGAGAATGTATACCCGGAGCTCGAGGAATTTGTCCAGTCATATAAAAAACGGCTTATCCAGTATTTAAAAGGTGGATACTCTGTGCAGGATCATAAAGTCAAACAGACCATTGATAAAATCATCAATTACTTTATGGGCATAGATCAAGAAATGAATCCAAAAATAGACGACTGGTTCAATCATGATTATGATTCGGCGACCAAAGCCGCGAGATTGCTAGTTCTATTTTGGGAGAACGGCTGGAGGGAGCTAAAGGAGTCCGTTTCAAACTATGAAAGCGAGGAAACGGACCGGGTTTCCATAGAAATTTATGATCGGGCCATGTCGTATTTTAAGGGGAACAAAGTATGACTATTATTCACTATAACTATTCGGATACAGAATTAAAAAATATTCTCGACAGCATGATCATTATTGTGGATACGAGGGAGCAGAAGAATCAGCATGTTCTTGATTATCTCCGTAAAAAGAAGGTGGCAATCAAATTCAAAGGAATGAAAACCGGCGATTACTCGGCCATGATTCCTAAGAATGATGAATTTGGAATCAGCCGTGATATGTATTTGAATGCAGCCATTGAACGGAAAAACGGAGTGGACGAGCTGGTTCAATCCATTAAGGACCGTTCTCGTTTTGAAAATGAATTGATCCGGGCGTCCAGACATCCATTCACTCTTCTTGTAGAGGATCTGGAAGGGTACCAAAAAATACTGAACGGAAAATATCGCTCACAATATAAGCCGCAGTCTCTGCTTGGCAGCTTAAAAACGTTTGAAGTCCGTTACAATTTTTCAACCGTTTTTATTAACCCGAGCGCGACCGGAAACTATATCTATCACCATTTTCATTACATGGCCCGAGAATTGTTAAAGGGGGGCCTTGTGTGAATGAATTAATGAAGGCCCTTTATTATGAAAGAAAAAAGGATGAGCTTAAAGCGCGGCTTCTTAAAATGGGATATTTTAAAACGCCTGACGGACGGCAGCTGTATGAGCTTTCATTAACTGAATTAGACGAAATATTCAAAAAGAAATTGATTGAAAGGGGAAAATAACTATGGCATTTGTAGGCTTTGAAGAATCACAAGAGGTTCGGCAGCTGGCCGAAAGTTTGATTGATAAACATCATCCACATTTAAAAGACGCGAAACAGCAAATAGGTTTTTATCTCCGTGAGGGTAACAGCAAATGGGCAGGAAAGGCGAAAAAATGTACAGCATTCGAGCGTCATATGACAGCTTACATGCTTTTCGTGTTTATCAATAAGGCTGCATGGAAGACGATGCCGGAGGAACAACGCGCTGCTCTGGTAGATCATGAGCTTTGCCATTTTACTCGAGAAGAATGGGAAGAGCCAGATCCGAAAGATCAAAGTAAGTGGGTGACTGTGGCGGCGGAATAATGGGAAGAAACCTAGTTATGTACGAATACAAATGCAGAGACTGCGGTTCATTGCTTTTATTAGAGAGGGAAAAGGAGCCGGAATCCTGCCCTTATTGCGGGGAATACGATATCGATTATGCGCCGGGAAGAATTGAACCAGTTTTAATATATAAACCTAGATCGGAGGGCGCGGAGTGATCATCTATATTTTAGCTGCTCTCTTCATGTTGAACTCATTTGCCCTCATTGTGTGGGTTTGCTTCACGGAAAGCCGAATCCAAAAATGGGAACAAGAAAAATAGAGGAAAGGAGGACGGGTGTGACAGAACAACTTTCATTCCTTCATCCTGTGGATTTGAAGGCAGTCCGTAAAATCGTGATCAAAGAACTCAAAGATTATCGAGCTTTGAAAGTACAGCTTGAGAATAAAAAGGAATCGGTTGACGCTGGCATCAGCCCGTTTCCTTCTATCAGAGATTCTTTCATATTAAATGAACTGAAGGTCAAACAGATGGAAAGGGCTTTAGAAAACAGCCTGGACGAAGAAGAACGCATGATCATTGAGAAAAAATACTTAACAGCCAGCCAAACAAAAGACATTCATATCTATATGGAACTTGGCATGAAAAAGGACACCTATTATGAAATAAAACATCGTGCCATTTTGCGCATTGCTACAGCACTCGGAATTATCTGAGTGCTTTTTTTGTCGACAAATTTCCGATAAAACAGGGGACATTTTAGGGGAGAAAAAGGGGGACTATTTATGTTTGAAATCTCGATAAACTTAACCTATCAACGAAATACGATAAAAAAACTTATCGAAATACACGGGAGAAGCGTCTTTCCCTTATCAAGACGAATTCGGATACGGAACAAAGGTGTTGAGGAATGGAGCCAAAACGAGAGGAGCATTCTGAGCCTGGATAGCAGCTAGTCTGAGGCGTCCGTATCGGGAGAATAGTATTATCGTGTTTCATTGTGCGATCTTGCTATACTTGGCTTCCTCTCGGAGTATGTGTGAGATCAATATTTAATTAGCGATTAGCATAAGGGGGAAAAGAATAAACTGATCCTAAACTTTTATTCGACAAATTCTGCAAATTGTTCCTTTCTCCTTTTCTTTCACCGATAATAAAGTGGGAGGTGATTAGATGATAGTCACAGGAACAGTAAAACATCTTAAAGAAAGTCTGGACTTTGAGATTGAACTAGATGAGCAAGATATATCTATAGACACTATGCCAATTAGTCAGTCTTCAAGTTTAATAATCAATGCAGTAAATAGAAAATATGAGACCAATTTTCCGCATTCTAGTAGGTTAAATCCGGTCCGTATAAAACAGCAAAACTAAGCATCCTATTGGGTGCTTTTTTATATTCTCTGTAAACTGCTTCCGGTAAATCTCAGGATAGACTATTGGCGGTTAACAGCTTGAGTGCGGTGGCAGTTTAGAAAGAATATGAAGGAGGGATAGCATGAGCGAGGCAAAGAAAAAGCATGAGTTTTTGAAAAGTATTATGAGTGTGGTAGAGCCAGATGAATTTGTAGCTGCCCGAAATAAAGCTGCTGATGAACTTATTGAAGAGTTAAAAAAGAATTGCTACACGTATGGTGACATTTTAAACGCTTTGAATGACTTGCCGTTTTACAATTCCACATCTGAACAGAGAGAAATTATAGATACAGCAAAGGGAGTTATTGAGAATCAAATGAGGGCTGTTAGGTGCCGTTAAAAAGATGTAACGCACCAGCTTGCCGCAACTATGTAGACTGGACACAGCGCTATTGTGAGAAGCACAAGGGTTATGCTGACAAGCAGTACAACAAAGATGTGAGATACAACAGGGAGAACAATGAACTCTATTCCTATTACCATTCGAGAGAGTGGAAGCTTCTTCGTGAACAGAAGCTTAGAGAAAGTAACTATCATTGTGCCGTCTGTGCCTCACAGGGACGTTTAAATAAGTCTCATAGGTTAGTAGTCCATCATAAGTTTAAAGAGCTTAGAGACGTTTTAAACGACATTCAGGCACGTACAGACTTAAATAATCTTGAGGTGTTATGTCAGTATCATCATAACCAAGTCACGTTTGGGAAAGGAGAAGGTAATGCAGACAATATTTGAGCATCCGTATCTAACATCGTGGTTTATTTTCTGGTTTTTCTTATGTCTTGATGGAATAACAACCAAAATTAAAAAGGTAAATTGAGGGCGCTTATGAGTTGCGGGAGGCCGACAATAAGGGCTCCAAGACCTCAAAAGAGTGTTCGGGGAGAGTCCTATATGAGTGTTGAAAAGCCAAGCTTAATAATTAAACAGCCGAAAAAAACTATTGACTGGACATCAGTTGGAGGATTGAGTATGAAACTCAGTGAAGTAGCAGACAAAATAATGGATTTGAGAAAAGAGTTTTACATAAGACTCAAAGATGAATCCGAACAAACAAAAGAAGCCCTAAGAGATTTAGGAGCTGCCAATTGGAAATATGCTTTGCTCAATATCCATAAGCTCTTTAATTCTCAAGAAGATATATTCGTTACGACTCTAGAGCTTTTAGATAGAGTAAGTGACCCAGTCAAAAAAGAATCAATTGGCATTCGTTTATTTGGAACACAATATGAAGATGTAAAGGGTGTATTTAAATGACAAAACAAATTACCAATAAAACAGCTCACGGCGTAATGGTGTGGGATACAGAAGAAAAACGTTCATACCTGATGACAAACGATGAAGCAGCCAAGCTTGAGAAGGAGCAAGGCACAACGGAAGAACCTGCAGCAGATAAGGCAGAGGAAAAGCCAAAGCAGACCAAAACCAAACCTGCAGCAAAGAAAGAAGAAACGACTGACGGCGAATGAGGTATTGCATTTCTAACGGCTGCACCTCGTTAGTCGAGGAAGGCACATACTATTGCGCTGACCATAAGCCAAGGAAAAGAAAGCGTGACGGCTTTCAGTCTGCAAATAAATCATTTTATAAAACAGATGAATGGAAAGACATGAGGTCATATGTCTATCAACGTGATAAAGGCGTGTGTCAGTGTTGTGGCAAATTCGTATTTGGTCGAGATGCTCACGTCCATCACATTGAACCAATTTCAGAACGTCCAGATTTAAAGCTAGATGAAGAGAATTTGATTCTGTATTGTCCGAAGTGTCACGCTGAAGAAGAAAACAAAAATAAAAAGAAATCCCCCCCTACCATTTTCCAAAAATACTTTTAGTTTGGGGATAGGATAGGGGGAGTCACGCGTGTATTCAAATGAAATTTTAAAGGGGGGTGCATAGGAAAAATGGAAAAAATGACAAAACAGCAGCGTGCAGCACATACCAGAAAATTGAATAAAATTCGCAAAGAAGAAGAGGAAAAAATCATTGGTTGGTTGAAAGAAATCGGCACCTATTCCCATACCTTAACACCCCTCATTGAAACGTATTTAGATGCTCACCTTGTCTATACGGTAATGTATGAAGAATGGCGGAATGAAGGCTTTCCGGCTACTAAAGTTCATGTGAATAAAGCCAAAGCTAAAAACGAAATGAAGCATCCATTAGCGCAACAAGTCGCTGACTGGAATACTAAAATAAGCAAGCTTTTAGAGCAGCTGGGCCTGACGCCTAAAGTCGTAAAATTATTAGGCGGGGAGTCAAATAAAACAAGTGATGCTTTCCAGAAATTGCGCGATAAATGGAATGATGACAAGTGATAGAGAAGGGGAAGAACTACGCTCAAGAGTATGCAGAGAAGGTGCTGAAAAACAAAAAACTGCACTGTAAAACGGAAATTAAAGCCGTGGAGCGCTATCTTCGCTTGAAAAAGAAAAAGGGAATCAGGTTGGATGTTGATAGCGCAAATTGGGCTATGGATTTTATTGAAACTTTCTGCAGATATAAAGAGGGTGAGGTTGCCGGTCAAAACATCCGGCTCACAGATTGGGAAAAATTTAACCTTACTTGTATTTTCGGTTTTCTTAAAAAGAATCGATTTAATAAAGAGGTTCGATTGATTAGAACATCTTATATTCAGATTCCAAGGAAAAACGATAAGACCACGCTTGCGGGCGGCGTCGGCAATTATATGCTATTCGGTGACGGAGAGTTAGGAGCGGAATGTTTCTGTGCAGCTACTGAACGGGCACAAGCCGACATTGCAGCCTCCAAAATTATCTCGTCAATAGAAAACAGCCCAGATTTAAAAAGTCGGGCCACAATCTATAAGAATACAAATAAGGTGGTCTATTCTTATACAGTTGATGGCAAAAAGTTTGAGAATACATTTAAGCCTCTGTCAAAGAATACAACTGGCTTAGATGGATTTAACCCTCATTTTGTTTTGCTTGACGAAGTACATGCTCATGGAAATGCTGACATTTATGATGTTTTAAAATCCGGAATGGGTTCAAGAGCGCAGCCTCTAATGTTCATAATCAGTACAGCTGGAAAAGGGACAACCTCTGTCGGACTGCAAATATATGAATACGCTAAACAGGTTTTAAGCGGGGCGCACGATGATGATTCATGGTGGGTTTATATTACTGAGCCAGACAAAGGAGACAAATGGGATGATCCTGCAGTTTGGAAAAAGGTAAACGTCAATTATAACGTGTCTGTTGATGCTGATTACTTGCACGAGCGTTTTAAAGAGGCACAGCTGTCCGCAGAACGTAAAGACGAATTTATGGCAAAGCATTTGAACGTTTTCGTCCGAAGTACTGGAACCTATTTTGACAAAGACATCGTTCAAAAAATGATTGAAGATGAAAACGGTGATCTTATAAAAGACCTGGGCGACTTGTCGGGAGAACAGGCTATTATTGGGCTTGATCTTTCACGAACAACCGACCTGACTTGTGTGTCTATCAATATTCCTTCACATAACGAAGAAGGGAAATCCATGCTAAAAGTTAAACAAATGTATTTCATCCCTGACCACAATCTTGAGGGACGGGAGAAATTGGAGAACGTCCCTTATCGGCATATGGCTGAAAAGGGCTTTTTGACGTTGTGTCCCGGTAAAACGATAGATTATGACATGGTTGTTGACTACATTGTGGAGTGCTCCCGAGTTTATAGCGTTGAACAGGTGAATTATGACCCGGCGTTGTCTCAGAAAGTAATAGAGGCACTTGAGGCTGAGGGTTTAAACTGTGTGGAAGTTAAACAATATTCAAATGTGCTTAACGCTCCGTTCGATGATGCAGAGGTTTTAATGTTTGAAGAACGGATCAAAACGGATAATCCCCTTTTTGTTTATTGCACTGAGAACGTTGTAGCAGATAAAAACTTTCAAGGATTGAAGCGGCCTTCGAAAAAGCAAAGTAAAGCAAAAATTGACGGCTTTGTAGCGTTCTTGAATGCTCATAAGGAATCCATGATGATGCTAGTTGACTATGATGGAGACGAATACGACGCAATGCTTGAAGAATTGTACAGGTAGGGGGTGAAAAAGTGGGGGTTATTCGGAGTGTTCTGGATTGGATGAGCAAACGGAGCTTTAATTGGGTAGGCAGTTCTTATTTTAATTATGGTTCATACCTAAATGATGAAAATATACTGAAATCAAGCGACACTTACAACTTGATGAAGCTGATTAGTGATCAAGTTGCCTTGGCTGAATTTGATGTTGAGGACATAGTGACGGGAAAGAAATCTAAAGACCCGCGGGCTGCTCATGCTTTGCGGGTTTTATCATGCCCAAATGATTATTTGACTAGCTTCGAATTCAAAAAGCTGCTAACAAACGTTTATTTGCTTCGTGGTGATGTTTACCCGTTTTATGATGGGAGCCAGCTGCACATTTTAAATAATGCTTATTCTGAGCTAACAAATTCAGGAGTAGAAAAAATTACAGTTGCCGGCGAAGTAGTGCCGGGGTACATGGTCAGGCATATAAAAAACATCGGGCTCAGCCATATAGAAGGTGTGGGCCTTTTAGAATTGGCGAGGGAAACGCTAGAAGGCGTGATGAACGCTGAAAAAGCGTTAACCGAAAAGTATAAAAAAGGCGGGCTCATGGCTTTCCTCCTTAAATTAGATGCTCACTTGTCACCAACAAACACAACTCAAAACAAAACAGTCAAAGCCATTTTGAAACAACTTGAAGATATTAAGGATTCAGGAAAAACAAAAATGATTCCTCTAGGTAAGGGATACAGCATAGAGGCTCTTGAGTCACCCGTCGATGATGAGAAAACGCTCAAATACCTGAGCATCTATAAAAAGGATTTAGGGAAGTTTTTCGGGCTTGATAAGGACTTGCTGGATAAACTCGAAGAGAAAGACATGGAACAAGCCATGATGAAACTTTATACAAGCTGTCTAAATCCTATCTTTCGCAATATAGAAGAACATTTGACCATCCTGCTGTTTGGCAAAAACAGCGGGCTGCGTCTCAAGCTGCGTCACAATCTTTTAGACTATGTCGGAATGAAAACGAAAACCGATATTGCTTACAACTTGGTTCGAACCTCTATTGCTGCTCCTGATGATGCTCGGGAAATGCTGGGCTTCAAACGGTTGGATACAGAAGAATCAAGCAAGCTTTATATCAGTAAGGACCTCGTTGGACTTGATCGTCTTGGTGACAGCTTGAAAGGTGGTGAGGATGATGGATAAGGAGCAACGGACGTTTCATATTAGCGGGTTGGAAATCAGAAGTCTTGATGAACAGAAGGAAACACCACAAATAACAGGTTACGGTGCGGTTTTCAATAGCCCGGCAAACATCGGAGGGATGTTTACTGAGGTTATTGCGCCGGGTGCCTTTTCGAGAGCCCTTGCAAATCAGTCAGATGTAAGGGCTTTGTTTAATCACAATTGGGATTATGTACTCGGTCGGACACGCAGCGGCACCTTAACGCTAGAAGAGGATGACAAGGGGCTTAAATTCACGGTTACGCCTCCCGCAACGTCATGGGCCAGCGATTTACGCAGCAGCATGGAACGCGGTGACATTAATCAGTGTTCTTTCGGTTTCAACGTCATTAAGGACGAATGGAATTATGAAACTGAGCCGGTGACACGGACTATTCAAGAGGTTGAGCTTTTTGAAATTAGCGTAGTGGCGTTCCCGGCTTATGAGGAAACTGAGGCGGTTCTCCGTTCCGGTGACATTTATAAACGAGCGAAAAAAGAACACGAATTACGGATGAAGAAACAGCAGATCATTAATAAAATTCAGGAGGCTACAAAAAAATGAAAAAGATTCTTATGAGACGTAAAGCAGCAATCGAAGCACGAATGAAAGAAATCCGGGCCGATCTGGAAGGCGATAAAACAGAAGCTTCAGCGGTGGAACAGCTACAAAAGGAAGTTGATGATTTAGCTGCAGAATTAGAAGAAATCAAAAAAGCGTTAGAGAATCCAGATGAAGACGAAGATCCGGAAGATGACCCGGCAAATGATCCAGCTGCAACAACTGGCGGCGGAGAAGGTCGAACGGCGAATGATCCTGACCCAAATGAGAATCGCAGTAGCATTGATCCAGAGAAAAGAAATGCTCTTGTCAATAATATTATGCGTTCATTGTCCTCTGAAAGCCGTACAAAGGCGAAAGAAGGCGAGCAACGTAAAGCCTTTGCAAACTTACTTGTCGGCCGCATCAGCGAATCTGAGGCGCGTGCGATGGGTGTTGAAACATCAAACGGAAAAGTATTGATTCCAGAAACGCTGTCAAAGGAAATTATCACTTATGCGCAAGAAGAAAACTTGCTGCGCAAATATGGCTCTGTGGTAAGAACAAAAGGTACACAGGGGTATCCTATTCTTGTTAAAAAGGCTAAAGCGCAGCGAATTAAAACCGAAAGAACATTAGAAAATCCAATTCCTCAAACAGATATTGACTTTGATGAAGTGTTCTTGAACCCTTCTGAGATCGATGCACTTGTACTCGTTACGAAAAAGTTACTTGCCATGACTGATATGCCTGTAGAGCAGGCTGTCATTGAAGAGCTAAAGAAATCTTACGTTGATCAAGAAGCGAACTATTTCTTTAATTCTACAGACAACCCGGGTTCTCTGATTCAAAAAGCCGTTGCATTTACACATTCTGACACAGACGTTTATAACAAACTTGTACGCTTGAAAAATACAGTACCAACATCAAAGCTGAAAAATGCACGCTGGATGATGAACAGATCTGCACTTACAGCAATTGAAACGTTGAAAGATAAAAACGGAAATCCACTTTTACGTGAATCCTATATTGAAGGATCGTTCGGATACAAAATTCTCAACTTCCCTGTGGATGTTACTGATTATGTTGACGCTGGCACGCCGGATGTACCACGTTTGTATTTTGGTGATTTTAGCTCATTCCACATTCAAGACGTTATTAATTCTATGGAAGTCAGCAAGCTTCTTGAAAAATACAGCGATACAAACCATGTGGGCTTTAAAATCTGGCATTTGAATGATGGTCAATTGGTCTATGGACCGTATGAGCCGACTGTATTCAAATTGGAGTTAACAGATGGCGCTGCATCGGCTTAATGACAGATTAATAGAGCATTTGAAACTAGATGACAGCGAAGAAGAATCTTTGCTGTCTTTTTATTTAGAGTCGGCCACGAATTATATCAAAGCCGCCACAGGGTACGAGAATGATCATCTGATTATTTTGCTTGCCGGTATTTTTTATGAATACAGGGTGACAGAGAAAAGCATGGCCCTTGCTGTCGATGCTTTAACGCCGTTAATCATATCGGCGGAAATGAGAGGTGAGGACAGTGGGAGTGAATCCGGGGGATCTGAAACATCGAATTAGAATTGAGAAACGGGAGCCCGGACAAGACCCGGTTACTCGAAAGCCGAAACATGTCTGGACTCTATTTGCAAAATCATGGGCTGAGATTATGCAGCCAAAGGATCGCTGGATTATCCAAGCAGCTGCAGAGCATCAAGAAAAAACAGTCTGGTTCCGGATAAGGCACCGAGAAGGTATAGAGTCTGGAGAAATGCGAGTCGTTTATAAAGGGCAGCCTTACAAAATAAAAGAAGTGATTCCGGATTTACAAAATAAAGGACTCATGACGCTCCAATGCGAGGGGTGGGACAATGAGAGTATCACTTGATATTGAGGGTTTAGACGATATGATCAGTCAGTTGGAGAGAAAGGGAAAAGACATGCAGAAAGTAACGTCTAAAGCCCTGAGAGCCGGCGGACGTGTCCTTGCTCAAGGCATGAAAGATGAGGTTCCTGTCTCTGACATTGATCATGTGCATATAAGGGATGATATTAAAGTGAGACAGACGCCTAAAAAAGACCGGCCGATGCCTGATGTCATCACCTTTGATATTGGACCAGGTAAGGAAACAGCGTGGAGAGCGCGGTTTGTTCATGACGGATTTGTGGCTGCTAACGGCCGATTCGTCCGGGGCAATCCGTTTGCCGTCCGCGCTTTTCGTATTAAGAAAGAACAAATAGTGCAAGCCATTGCGCGAGAGTATCAAAAGGCAATGAGGTGATTTTATGATCAACTATGAGCCGGTCATTGCAACTGAACTATATGAAGATGAAACAATCAATCAATTAACGGGCGGCCGGGTATATGCAGGGGAGTTTCCGAGCGAATTTTCCAGTCAGTATCCTCACATTCTCGTTGCCGAAATGGACAACGTCGATGTGAGTTATACAGACAATAAGGCCCGAGCGTCAGAGATAGACATTCAGGTGAATATCTGGATCAAGGCTGACGATAACATAGGCCCGTTACAAACGGCTGTTGATAACAAAATGAAGTCTCTGAATTGTAAACGAATCACAGTTTCCTCTTTCAATGAGAGCGAAAGAGATGCGTTCAGAAAGGCTTTTTTATATAGAACCATAGTTAAATTAGAGGAGGAAAACAAATGAGCGTCATCGTGGGTTTAGAAAATGCAGTTTATGCAAAATTGATTAAAGACGAAAAAGGAAATATTCAATACGGTGAGGTCAAACCGTTTGCTCCGGCCATTCAAGCAAAAGTTGATACATCATCCGAAAATTCAACAATTTACGCTGATAACGGCCCAATTATCGTTTTATCAAGTATCGGGGAAACAAAGCTGAATTTCAGCACTACAGAAATTCCTCAAGAAGTCTTGGCGGATATTACAGGTCAAAAAATGGTGAAGGGCGTTATTGCTTGGCGGCAGGATGCCGTTGCTCCTTATGTGGCTTTCGGATTTACAGGAACGAAAGAGGACGGCAATGTGCGGCATGTATGGCTGACAAAAGGGAGATTCGGAATCCCTTCAGCTGACTGGAAAACAAAAGAAGAGAAGATTGACGGGCAGACGGAAGAAATCGAAGGTACATTCGTACAGCGGGCGGATAAAGTCTTTAAAATCACAGGTGATAGCAGCGTTGAGGGCTTTGAAGAATATAGAGATACATTCTTTGAAGAAGTGTTCGATTTAAGTAAATTAAATGAAACTGGCGCGACGGCTGCCACGCTTGAAAAGACCGAATCAAATACTGATGCAGCGGAGGTGACTGAATAATGAGTAAGCCTTTAGAAATTACACTTAGAATTGATGGTGAATTTCGTACGTTTACGCAGGAATTTGTCCCATTCAAGATCAAAAGAAAAGCGCTTGAAATTGAAAAGTTCATTCAAGAAGAAAAGCCTGATATTGAAGAAGTTGAAAAGAGACATTTTAATCTGATCGTTGAAATTTTCGAAAAGAAATTCACTTTAAAGCAGCTTGAAAATGGATTGAATGCTATTGGCCATAATGAAGTGATTTACGACATTATCGGCGTTGGTATCTTGGGTTATAAATCAAGGGAAGAGATTGAAAAAGAAAAAGAGGACCTTGACTTGGGAAAGCTTCTGGAAAAAATAATGGAGGAAAACCAACAGTCACCCTCGACGAAGCAATAGACCGACTTAAAGACATATATCTGGATTTGTTAAAGCAAGGATGGACGCTGCATGACATTGATAACAGCGACTATCCTTTTTATGTTGAGCTGCTTGAGCATCAAGCGAAAAAGAATGATCCAATAGAACAGCGAAAAAATTCTTGGGAACAAGCCCAAGTGGTACCTATTGACCATGTATTCTAACGGGGAGGTGAGGGAATGGCTACCGAAAATCTAGGAAATATGATTATGCGTCTCGGTGTCGATGACAACGGCGTATCGAGCAGCATGGAAAATATCACTGAGAAAATGAAGCTCGTACGAAGTGAAATGAAAGCCTCCGCCTCCCAATTTGGTCAGTTAGGTGATGCTTCTGATAAGTTACGTCAGAAACAAGACGGGCTTTCCAAACTGTATCAATTACAGGGTTCAAAGATTGAGCAACTCAAGAAAAAATATGATCAACTGGCGGCCGAGAAAGGCGATAACTCGAAAGCGGCCCTTGATCTTGCTGAGAAAATCAACAAAGAAGTCGCTAATTATAATCGACTTGGACAAGCCTTAGAGCGTACTACGGTTGAAATCAATACACAAAACTCTGCTTGGACAAAAGCCGGAAAGACTTTAAAGGAATACGGCGAGGATTTAGAAAAACAGGCCAATCGAATGAAAACAATCGGGACCATTGGTTTTGCCGGAATTACGGCACCAATGGGGGCGCTGGGGCTTATGGCAATTAAGTCAGCTTCTGACGTAAAGAAAGCGCAAGGATCCATTCAAGCCCAAATGGGGCTCACAAAACAAGAAGCTGAGGAAGCCACAAAAGCAGCAACAAACCTATGGAAAGAGGGTTTCGGTGAGGACGTTGGCGACGTTACAAACGTGATCAGCAACGTCCGTAGAAACATTAAATCATTGGGTGATGCATCGAGCGAGACTGTTCAAAGAGTGACGAAAGACACGATGACAATTGCTGAGTCGTTTGACCAGGAGGGCAATGACATCACAAAGTCAGTCAATGCCATGCAAAACTCTTTTGATAATCTGTCCGTTGATAAATCTATGGACTTGATTACCTCCGGTTTCCAGAAGGGCTTGAACTATTCTGACGAGTTTTTAGATTCTATCAATGAATACTCGAATCAATTCTCTGCTGCAGGCTTTTCAGTTGAGCAGATGTTTTCTATTTTCGAGGCTGGGGCAGAGTCAGGAGCATTTCAGCTGGATAAGGTTGGCGATTTAATCAAGGAAATGAACATCCGTTTGTCCGATGGGACGGCGGATGACGCTATGGGGAAACTGTCCAAACGCACACAAGAATTGTACGCCGAATTTAAAAAGACCGGTAAAGGCGGCGATGAGGTTTTTTCTGCTGTTATGAAAGACATTGACGGCATGAAAGACAAAAGCGAAGCCTATGTGATCGGTCAGTCCATTATGGGTACTCAATTTGAGGACTTAGGACAAAAAGGCGTCTCTGCGCTTGCGAATGTAAAGAACAGTTTCGACAACGTAGACGGAGCCACGAAAAAAGCCAGCCAGTCATTAAAAGACAACTTCGGCGACCGTGTGAAAAAGGACATGCGCGAGCTACAAACTAACCTGATTCCAGTTGGTGAAATCCTGCTGGATAAGATTGAACCGGCTTTGCAAAAGACCGGTGAAATGATTGGCGATTTTACTGAGTGGTTTCAAAATCTTTCGCCGTCCATGCAAAATACGGTTGTTATAGCCGGTCTGGTAGCTGCGGCATTCCCTCCGGTTGTCATTGCATTAGGCGCGGTTGTTTCAAGCGTCAGCACCCTTGTAGGCGCTATGGGTCGAGGTGCGTCTGCGTTTGGCCGTTATCGTGCAGAGGCAGCATTAACACGTACGACTACAGCACAGCTGGCAGCAACAAACGCTGCGGCCTCTGTGAGCTTGGCAAAAGGTAACGCTGCGGTTACCCGGACCACTCGGGGCATGAGAGGAATGAATACTGCGACAGTCGCGGCTTCCGGTGCTATGTCTGCATACGGCGGCAAATGGGGCAATGTCCTCAGCATTGCTACTATGTTTCTTCCTGAGATTTTAAAGGGCGGAAAAGGACTTCTTGGCTTCGGGAAAAACGCTGCCTCTGCTGGAACAGGGCTTCTCGGCTTTGGAGGAAAAGCAAAGACAGCGAGCACGGCGGCTACCACATTAAGCACCGGGGCAGCACAAACAACCGGGAAGCTGGCCGGGTTAGGCGGGAAAGCGTTAGGCCTTGTGAAAAGCTTCGGAAGTGTGGCGCGTGTTGCCGGCGTTGCGCGCCTTGGCTTCAGTGCCTTGGGCGGTCCTGTGGGCTTAACTATCACGGGGGTTTCCTTGCTTGCAGAAGGCGGATACAAGCTCTATAAGCATATGAAAGAGGAAACAATCCCGACGCTTGATAGTTTCGGGGATAGCGTCTCAAAATCCACGACAAAAGCTGTTTTGGGTTATAAAAACTTAAATGATAAGGCTACTGCTCAATTGAATCAGCTGAATTGGTCAGGGCAAAAGGTTTCGAAAGAAGCTGCGGACAATATCAGCAAGAATTTTAGTCAGATGGGCGATAAAATCAAAACGACTATCCAGACGAAAGGAAATGAGAGCTATCAATCCCTTAGCAAATTCCTTTCCAGCAGTAAGACGTTGAGCAATAAAGAGCAGCAAGCCATTCTTGATAATGTGAAGAAAAAGCAGGATGACCAAACGAAAAAGGTCAACGATGCACAAAATCAAATCAAAGCGATTTTAACCAAAGCCAGCAATGAAAAGCGGTCTTTGACGAAGTCAGAACAAGAAAAAATCAATTCTATTCAAAAGACCATGATGAATACTGCTGTTAAAACAATGAGTAAGAACGAAGCTGAACAAAAAATGATTCTCGGCCGGCTCAAAAACGAGTCATCCAATATCACAGCGCGGCAAGCTGCAGACACAATCAAAAACAGCATAAAAGCCCGTGACGGCTCTGTCAAAGAAGCGAAAAAGAAATACAAAGAGACGAAAAAGGCAATCGAATATGAGCGGGATGTCACCGGCTCTATTAGCGCTGAACAAGCAGACAAAATGATCAAAGAGGCAAAGCGCCAGAAAACAGATTCGATTGACGCTGCAGAGAAAATGCACAAAAAAGTTGTCAAGGAAGCCAAGGCGCAAGCCGGGGAGCACGCTGACGAGATCGACACAGAAACAGGCGACGTAAAAAACGGCTGGGACAAGATGATGGACAAAGTTGACAGCGCTTGGAGCTGGATCAAAGGTCTATTCTCAGGTGACGATAAGAAATCAAAGCCTAAAGAATCCAAGAAGAAGTCAGCTCCAAAAACTGCCGGTCGGTCATTAGGCGGCAACCAGATAGGAGCATACGCCAAAGGAACGTCAGCCTCCGGGCATCCGGGCGGCCTTGCTATCACAAGTGAAAAAGGGCGCGAGTTGATTCATGAGCCGGGAGTTGGTACTTATCTATCAGGCGATAACGGGCCGGAATTGCGGAACCTTCGCCCAGGTACTTCTGTTCTTCCGAATAAACATACGGAACGACTCTTGAAAAATTACGGTTTTCCGGGGTATGAGGGCGGTATCGGTAAATACTTCGACTGGATCATGAAAGGTTCGGAGTATTTATGGGAAAAAGCCTCTGGCATGTTCGGCATTGCAGACAAGTTGATTCCCAGCTGGTTCACCAAAAACAGCGGCAGCCCATTAAAAGCCATTGGCAAGTTGGCGCGTATCGGCGTTGATAACCTTATGGGCTCTATTGGTTCATTCTTTACTGGCGGCGGGGGCGGCTCTGCTGCCGTGAAAAAGTGGGTTGCGGAGGCTCTATCTATAAAAGGGCTTGGAGCTCAATATGCTTCTGCATTAGAGACAATTGCCATGAAAGAATCAGGAGGCAACCCGAATGTCGTAAATACATGGGATTCAAACTGGAAGGCTGGGCACCCATCACAGGGGCTTATGCAATTTATTCCGAGCACTTTCAACGCCTACAAGGAGCCGGGGCACGGAAATATCAAAAATCCGGTTGATCAGGTGTTGGCTGCAATCAACTACCTTAATAGAAGATATGGCGGCATCTTAAACCATCCGGGGCTCGTTTCTATGTCAAAGGGCGGTCCGTATGTGGGCTATGCCATGGGCGGGACGTCTCCGGGAACCGGCGGTACTAAGCTTGCTGCATTGAATGAACGAGGATATGACGAGCATATTATCACAACTGATCCTAAATATCGTGAGCGCGGTATCGGAATTTGGGCGAGAGCAGGGGCGGAGCTTGGCGTTTTATCACAAACTGTCCCGGAAATCCCTTCAATTGAACCGATTACGCAGCGCCAAGACGCTCAAATTGCTTTGCTGCAGGAGCAAAACAGTTTCCTAAAGACCATTGTAAACTCGGTAGAAGGCGGGATTAGAGCCGTTGTCGATGTGAATACCTTGGGGGATGCAATAGGCATGAGGTCTGAAAGAATTGTGAATCAGAAAATCCTTTTGCAAGGAGCATTGTAAGCCAATGAAAGAACTAGATTTAATATTGCCAGATGGAACATATATAAGTGAGCGCCTGCCGGGTGTCTCACTTCTTTCTTTTAAGCCTGAATCAGCTAGATTCGAAAGAAATACATCTAATACCCATTCGTTGCGGAACGGTATTTTGATGCCGAGAAAAGGAAATAAAGGGCGGTATGCTGAGCGTAAAGTTGTTGTGAAACTGCTTATAGATGCACGAAATTCGCAGCATTTTCACTTGATCAGGGATGATCTGTCCAGACTTTTCACAAGTGAAGACCCTTTTTATATCGGTTACACGTACCAACCTAACAAAAGGTGGCTTGTAACGGGTGATGACGGCTTTTCTGTGGATCAAGACTCTAATAAAACGTGGAAAGAGCAAGAAATCACATTGACTGATATCCAAGGGCTTGCAGAATCGCTTTATGATACCTCGGTGCCTTTTAAAATAGCTAAATGGAGTCTCGGCATGAATATGGGTTTAATTGATAATCCTGTATTTACTTTCAAAAACAAATCGAGTTTTGAAGTATACAACTTTGGAGATACAGAGGTATCCCCTATTGAACACAAATATAACGTTGAAATGTATCTAGAGGGGAAAGATATACAAATTTTGAACGAGACTACAGGCCAAAGCCTTACCATAGTTGGCAGTCAATCTAAAAAGAATAAGCTGACTTTACTTAAACATTATGTATTAAAAGGATCGTCAATTATTACAACAAAAGGCTCTTCTTTTCCCTCATTAGTTCCCGGAAAAAACAAATTTAAAATTGTTAATGCAACATATAGTCAATTCAAGTTTATTACTCATTTTTATTACAAATAGGGGGTGAGCCTTATGAGCGTTATGTATGTTATGGACAAGATGAACAATACACCGTATTTAATTCCTGATGTGGACGCGGTATTGACTGATAGTATTGACGGGACAAAGGATTTGACGTTTTCAATCACTCTCACTCCAAACAATGTAATTCCATTCAATGCCTTAGTGGGCAGAAACTTTATTCTGGTTGATGAAATTAAGCACAAAAGCCAACGGTATTTTATTAATGCTCCGACTCTCAGACAAGAAGGTGAGCAGCTGGCAAAGGACATAACAGCAACTCATATATATGTCTTTCGGCTTGGAAAGCACTATATAAGCGGAGCAATCAGCGGCGAAAAGTCTTTGGATGAAGCATTAAAATTCGCCTTGAGGGACAGCGGGTTTACTCATGTAATTATGAAAGATGCTGAAAATATTTCTTCTCAGAAACTTGAGGGTTTTGGGAATAAATATTCGTTGGAATTGATGAGCGACATCATTTCAACTTATTCAGTAGAATTGGATGTTGATAATACAACCATTTACGTCTATTCAAAAATCGGAAAGAAATTAAAGAAAAAGCTGCATTCTGGTGTGAACCTGACGTCCTTACAAATTACAACCTCAGAGGATAACACCTATACCAGAATAAAAGGGTACGGCAAGAAGAAAGAAGAAAAAGACATTCTCGGTGATGAGTCTATATCTTATGAATCTAAAACAGGTGAATGGTCTTATGATTCAACGTTGAAAGCAGATTACACCAAAAAAATAGGCGCTACCTTCACTTTTTCGTTTACAGGGACAGGATTCAAATTCAAAACACTTGTCTCCAAACTCGGAGGTAAATGGGAATTTAAAATAGATGACCAAACCAAAACAATCTCGGCCTATAGTGATTCTGATCCAAAAGAAAAAACATTTGATGTAATTCGCGGCTTAGATAGCAAAACTCATAAAGTAGTAGCGACGTTCAAAGGGAAAGACAGTAACAACCCTAACACCAAGGGAACAAAAGGCGCAGCGCCGGTCATGTACCTGTTACGCGGGGATATATTTACAATCTATCGTTCATTCAAGAATGAAAATGAGGAATACGTTTTCCCTCCGGTCATCTACATTCACCCGGATGAAAAAAAGTATTTGATCGAGGGTAAGCCTTCATGGGCTCCTGATTACACAGACGATTCCATAACAAAAGAAGCGGACATGATCAAGGTTTTGAAAACCAAGGTGAATCCTTACGCTGAAACAAGCTATTCAGTTAACTACAATGAGGTTTTTGAGCTTCTCGAAATTGAAGAACCAGTAGAAAAAGGCGATACAATAGAGGTTTTTGCTGAGACTGCTTTAAACGGTGTTACATTTGAGGATTCAATAAGAATTACAGCCGTTTCATACAATCCGAATGATTTAACACAAGCACCAAGCCTAACGATTAACGGAGGAAAGAAAACACCGGAGGATCGGATTGCAGAGGAGAAGAAACGGGCCAAAGAAACGGAGCGTTCAATCAAAGCCATAAGGAACGAATACGCTGCACAGATTTCTGAGATTAAAAGCGAATTTCAGCAAGCCATTATAAACAGTCAAACTAGTAAGTACCCTCAAACTTTTCCGTTTACACTTCAATATGTAGGTGGTATATGGTCTGTATCTACTGGCGGCGAAGTGTCTACGTTGGAAAAGGAGCTGCTTTTATTTTCTGATGATGAATTCAATGTTAAGTATGTTTCTTCTGAAACATCATCATTATTAAAACAAAAAGGGATTGCTGTTTCCGTAGATTACGAGGGGAATTCAACAGATCATTTTAGAGTGAGTTTTTATCAAAACGGACAGCAAATAAATCCGACAACCTTACCTGATAACTCTAAAGTGACGGTTTTGATAAACGGATTCATGGAGGATTGAGAAATTTATGGTTCAATTAGATAAAAACCACACACTGGACCCTGCCTCTAATCTAGTGAGTACATTAAATGAAAATGCAAGGCTAACAGAATTAGCCATAAATGAGAATAGCAGCAGCTTAAATTCGCATAAAAAAGCTAAGACCGCCCATACGTCGGATCAAATCGACCATGGCGGTTTTTCTTTACGCACATATATCGAAAGTCTCTATAACAGGATGCGAAATTTGATTCTTAATGCTGACGGAACAAATGTAAAAGAGGTCGTCGATGCCCGTGTTGATGCTGACGGTAATATTGCGCCCTTATTAAAAGAACGGCTTGACCGGGATTACATGAAGCTGAATAAGCGTATAAAACGTGTTGTTCATGTGGATGATTACGGAGCCGTCGCAGACGGAGTGACAGACAGTACCGATGCAATCGCGAAAGCCATGGGTAACGGTAAAGTAAAAATCAAGCTGGGCCCGGGTGTCTACGTTGTTCGCGGGGTAAAACTAAAGAATAATGTCATTTTTGAAGGTGACGGATTGGACATCACGACTCTTATTCTTCATGAAAATACGCCGTCTGATGAATGGGTTATTACAAATGCTGATCATCAGGGAGGAAACAAAAATATTGTGATTCGTGACATGACCCTTGATTGGAACCGAAACCGACAAAATGGAACGATGAGGGCGATGGGTGGAGTTAAATCCAGCTGCTTGTTATTAGCTCATGTTACAAATGCTTGGGTGCAAAGAGTACGGACCGTGAACCCGGCGTTACATGGGATTGATATTTCTGCACCAACTTACGATATTTCAGATAGCGACTACACTAAAAACGGAAGTAACTTAGTGTGGATAGATCATTGTATCTGCGAAGGATACGGGGATGACGGAATCACAACCCACTACAGTGAAAATATATTCATTACAAATAATGTATGTCTGAATCCATCGGGAACAGCTCATGCGGCAGGCAAAGCCAATTCAAATGGAATTGAAGTTGATGATGGTTCAAAAAACGTGTGGCTCTTAAATAACTATACTGAGGGTAATATTCGTGGGGTAGAAGTGAAAGCTCATGCACAATGGCCGGCGCCCTCAAACGTTCATATTCATGGACATGAATCTTTCCGGGACGTGAGGTCTTATGATCTGCGGCATATCGGACACCACTATGCAGATGATCCATGGAGTGAAACAGCGCGAGACGTTACCTTGGTAAACTGTACATCAAAAGAGCCTATTTTCAATGATCTTTATGCTGGTTTAGAGCCAAAGGCGCTTGCTGTCTCTGCATATCAGCGAGTTAATATCATTGGTTTTACGGCTATCGGCGACCCCGCATATAACTATAAGGGAACAAATATCATTACTTTCCAATACAAAAGCCGAAAAATTGATGTTAGCGGCCTCACGATTTCAGGTTTTGCCACAGCGGGCTCAGACGTCCATATTTATGGAGGAGATCAAAGAACGGATGATGTTCATATTTCAGGTTTTACCATTCACGACTCAGCACCCGTTGGAATTGGTATCGGGGGTGGCGTTTATAACGTTACGTTAATGAATGGCATTGCCCATACAAGGGGCGGAACAGCTGGTATCACATCGCCAAACAACCAGACAGAGATCATTGCTGTTCGTGCAGTTGGCTATACAGACGCTGCAATTTTAGCAGGGCAAAAATATAAAACTGTTCCAAATAATATGAAAGGCGGCTTCCGCGCTGCTACCACGACCGGAACCCCCTTAACCGACACAAGCGCTATTATTGCCAATAGCGGCTCAGCAATTGCAAAAGGTGAGCGAAATCTTATTGCCGGGAATGCCGGCGGGGCGTCCACAGAAGGCTCGCGCAATGGTGTGCTGTTCTCATGGGACTCTCATACAAAAGGAGATAGTGGTTCTTCGGTTGTTATGGTTTCAAAAAATGTAATCAATACGAAAGAATACAGCATCGCTTTAGGACATGGCGACGGAAGTCCATCAGAAGGAAACAAAAAGATCGAGTTAGACGCAATGGGCGGTAATGTACGCGCTACAAACCGTGTGGAAAGCGTCTCTGACCTTAAAGACTTCGCGGAATACTTTGAGTCAGCTGACGGACAGAAAATTGAAGCCTCCTATCTTGTAGCTTTGGAAGGCGAAAAGATTCGGAAAGCCGACGCTGGCGATAAAATACTCGGTGTCGTATCGAAGACGGCCGGGCTTGTCCTTGGGGGTGCTGCTTTCGATTGGAAGGACCGGTATTTGAGGGATGAATTTGGCGGCATTATTTACCGAGAGGTTTACGACGGTGAACGGGTTATAACGGTCCCAGCGGAAAATCCAGACTACGATCCTTCTGAGGAATATAAGCCTCGTGAAGAACGAGACGAGTGGCATGTCATCGGTCTAATTGGTCAGGTGTTTGTGCGTATTGATTCCACTGTCGAGGTAGGCGATAGCGTATCTGCTATTAAGGGAATAGCGACAAAAGCTGAGTCCAATGGCTACGGTACTGTCATGAAAATTGAAATGCCATACAACGAAGAAAAAGGCTACGGGGTAGCAAAGATGATTGTTACACCGCAGCATTAAGGAGGCTGAACCTTGATTTATAAAGACGCAAACGTTACTTATGATATCAATTCCCGCAGATCAGACGGGAGAGCAACAAACATTCAATTTATGACACAAGACACGGGCAGCGCCAAGCTGTCCTTTTCTTTTACAAAAGACGGCGTACCACTTCCATTGTCTGCGGTCGATGCAAAAATCGTTTTGCTTTATCCGGACGGCTCTTTCTATAAAAGGAGTCTTACTCTCGTAGACAAAGTGAACGGAAAAGCAGAGTATATTTTGTCTGATGGGGAACTGAAACATCCCGGTATTGTGAAGGCAGAATTAAAGCTTTACTACACAAATGGTCAGGCTCTGGCTACTTCCTTTTTTACGTTTACGATATCAAAGACATTGGAGGATCAGAACATTGTCCCGGTAGCGGAATATTACATTGATGATTTTGAGATGTTACGGGACGAGATCAGCCAAACTCTCGATGAGATAAAAGCGAAGTTCGATGAATTTGAAAACATTGAAACGAAAACTGGCGCCCAAGAAAAAGCGGACGTAGCCGAAGATAACGCCAAAGCCTATGCGGACGTGCACGCGAATAATAAAACGATCCACATTACGGCTGATGAGCGAACAAAGTGGAATAAGGGGCAACTGTATAAATTGACACAAGATAATGGTATGCGAATCTTTATTCCTGAAGGTACTGATTTATTGACTTTACCGACTGGTTTTTATTACGGTGCGAATGATAAACTGCTTAATAACCCCGATCCTAATGATGCTGGATGGTTCAATTATGACATTATGGTTGGAAGCTCCGGAAGAAAAACAATTATAGCCACAGCGAGTTACAACAATAAGATGTGGTTCGCGACCGTCCATACAAATGGTGACTTTAAGGGCTGGAAAAGATTTATTACGGATGCCGACACAGTAGTTTCCTGGCAAACCCCAACTCTGCTAAATGGGTGGGAGCAATATGACACAGTGCAAAAGGTTCGATTCAGCAAAAACGTTCTCGGAGAAGTAGAAATCATAGGGGCTATAAAAGGAGGAAACATTGGTATTGACGTTTCGGTGTTTAAGCTTCCAGAAGGTTTCCGGCCATTGCAACCGTCACATTTCATAGGCGTAGCTTCGAGCAGTGGGATGGGGTCTGAGCCACAATTTCACAGAACTTTGGTAGATACAGACGGAAAGGTTTGCATTCAATCTTGTTCAAACACAGTTAAACCTAATGCGTTTATCGTTTTAGGGTTTAAATTTAAGTCGGCTTAGGAGGGGTAACAGTGAAATGGATTTACAAATATGATGAGAAATTCAATTACATGCCAGGAGAAGAAATACAGGTTATGGACGACGCAGAGATACCGGAATTTTATTGTGAAATAAAGCCGCCTGATGGTCTGTACTTAGCGAAATTTGATCCTGGGAAAGGGATATGGTTTGAATCGGCCACCAAAGAATATATTGAAAGTTTGCAGCCGCCACCGCCAGAACCATCAGAGCTAGACAAGCTTAAAAAGCAAGTATCTGATCTCATATTCAAACTGTTAACAGGTGGTGTGATTAAATGAGCGATTGGTACGAAATAATAAAAGATTATTATGATGACAAACTCTGGACTCCTGAAATGGTCAGGGATATGATACCGATAGAGATTTTAACGCCAGAAGAATATCAAGAAATAACAGGTTTTATTTATCCAGCCACGGAGCCGGTTGTCATAGATTTAGGAAGTTAACCAACACCCAGAGAGGTGTTTTTATTTTGCCTCTAAGGAGGTGATATCAAGAAATGGAGGAGACATCTGTGTTTATTAATTTTGAAACATTGGATTTAGCGAGAGTTTACCTGTTTGGGGGTGTAAAGTACCTGGATTTACTGCTAGTTCTAAGCATTATCGACGTAATAACTGGTGTGATCAAGGCATGGAAATTTAAGAAGCTACGGAGCCGGAGTGCTTGGTTCGGTTACGTTCGGAAAATGCTCAGCTTTTTGGTGGTTATTGTGGCAAACATCATAGATACAATTCTCAATCTGAACGGTGTTCTCACATTTGGAACCGTTCTTTTTTATATCGCCAATGAGGGGCTTTCCATTACGGAGAACTTGGCACAGATCGGCGTTAAGATTCCGGCTACCATTACTGACCGGCTTCACGTAATCGAAAATGACAACGAACAAACAAATGAAAAGGATGAACAGGCTGCTGGATAACCCGGCGGCTTTTTCTATATCAAAAATAAAGGAGAGAACACTTATGACAATCACAGTGAAAAAGAATCTTGTATCAGAAGCAAAATACCCTTTGAAATGCCCGAACTATATGGATGCTGAATATATCACCATCCACAATACAGCAAACGACGCGTCAGCTGCTAACGAGATCAGCTATATGATCGGGAATACAAGCTCGACAAGCTTTCACTTTGCAGTCGATGACAAAGAGGTTATTCAAGGGCTACCGTTAAATCGCAACGCATGGCACACAGGAGACGGCACCAACGGCACCGGGAACCGTAAGTCGATTGGTGTCGAAATTTGTTATAGCAAATCGGGAGGCGCTAAATACTACGCTGCTGAAAAGTTGGCTATCAAGTTTGTGGCGCAGCTACTTAAAGAACGCGGATGGGGTATTGATCGTGTGCGGAAGCATCAAGATTGGAACGGGAAATACTGCCCCCATCGGATTTTGTCAGAGGGAAGATGGGGCGAGGTTAAGGCGGCTATTGAAGCAGAATTGAAGGAGCTGGGCGGGAAAACATCTTCTAAATCGTCATCGTCTGCGCCTAAAGCTTCTGGGGGCACTTACACAGTCAAAAAAGGCGATACTCTTTCCGCAATAGCAAAAGAGCACGGGGTGAGTGTGGGAACCCTGCAAAGCTTGAATGGTATCAAAAACCCAAACTTGATTAAAGTCGGCCAAGTATTAAAGCTCACAGGCTCAAGCACTTCCAACACTAAATCAGGCAGCAAAAAAACGTCATATGTGCTGCCGTCAAGCATTTTTAAAGTGACAAGCCCTATGCGAAAAGGGGATGACGTAAGGCAGATTCAAAAAGCATTGGCGGCTCTTTATTTCTACCCAGACAAAGGGGCGAAGAATAACGGCATTGACGGCGTGTATGGTCCGAAAACAGCAAACGCGGTCAAACGGTTCCAGCTGATGCACGGGCTTTCTGCAGATGGTATCTACGGACCGAAAACAAAAGCAAAATTAGAAGCCCTACTATAATAGAAAATCCCTCTCTTTTTACCAAGGGAGGGAAATTTTTTTGTTATATGTATAGACGAATGTCTACACATATGCTATAATAAATATATAAGGAGGTGAGGAAATGCTAGACAACATAATAAAAATCCTTCAAATTATCTTCTATGTTGTTTCTATCGGTTGGATTTTTCAGCAGTCCCACGATAGTAACAAGAAAGATAATAAGAAGGATTAACGATTGCAGGGAAGCGAGTGGGAGCTCGCTTCTCAATAACATTATAATCAGTCTAGCATAAAAAATGAAGAAAAACCAAAAGTTCATCTTTTCATTAATTCTTTTGAGTGCGGCAGCGATAGGCGTGCGCTCCTTTTGGACAAACGCATTTACAACGTCTGTAATGGCTATAATTGTAGCATTGACAATTTATGCTGTTCTCAAAGATATGGCTTTAAGGAGAAAATAACATGGAATTTCATTTAAGAGGTCGCCAGGAGGTTGAGGACTTCGTAAAAACTGAGGTCCTCAGCACTTCCGAAGTTGCCGAGATTTTAGGGGTAAATAAGCAGCGTATGAGTAAGTTGATAAGTGACAAACGCATTGAAGCTGTAAAAAAGATAGGGAATACAAGTTTGTTTTTACGCCAGGATGCGGAGGCTTTAAAAGAAGAACTTGAAGCAAATAAAAAATATCGCCCCCATAATAATTGA